CTGCTGGTAAATTAGACAACGTGCCTGCATCAATCAACTGTCTTAGTGCGGCAGTCGCTGTTCTTGATAAGCCGCCAATTGTATGTATCAGACCTAAACCATAAAAGCCAAAGCCCGGTAAAAATTTATAGTGTACAAAATATTGTATTTTTTTCTTTTGTTTATCAGCTTCGGCAAAGTTTCTACGAATAGCCAGTATCTCACCGTTGTCCTGACTAATCGTTACAATATACGGTATTTTTATCCCCGTTGGTTCACCATCCTGTCCCATGTCTTCATAGCCTTCAAGGTCTAAATCAACATGACACTCAAGCAAGGTACAGTCATAATCTATCTGTGACGGCTCAATACCGCTTAACTCATTTATTTCCTGCGACAAAGAACTACTTTCACCTTGTTGTGGCAATACAGGTATATCCAAATAAAAACCCGATACCTGCTGTTTTTTAAGCTCGTTTAAATTTATTTTTACTACATGTGTAATATTAGGACAGGTTTCCAAATCATTTGCTTCGTATGGCACAATAAGATTCTCTGCCGGTACAAACTTACTTACCGCCCTGTCAAGGGACCCGTCATAGTAAACCTTCTTAAATGTAGAGCCTGCTAATGGTAAATAAAACAACATCTGGTCAAACTCAGGTGTATACTCTTCCATCACGTTTGTGATGTAATAGTTCATAAAATCTTTTACACGCTGTGACTGATCTTCTGTTTCTCTTGTAGCAGCTCCAACAATACTTGTTCTTACAGGACCACCTGCCGGTAATAACTCATTAAAAGTCTGTGCCTGAAACTGCACGGCAGCTTCAGCAAGTAATGGATGAGTTACACCTGTTGCACCGTTAAACGGTTCTGATCTCTCACTGTAATTAAAACCAAGAAGCTCCAGACCATTTGCAAAAGCATCTTCCCATTCCTGACGGCTGCTTTTGTTTGCTTCATACTCTGACATAAGCTCACTAGCTAAACGACTAAGCTCCTGATCAGACATACTTTCTGCTAAATTACTGTAAAAATCCTGTGGTATTGATTCGGCAGCCGTGGCTTCCGGGTCAAAATCAATGACAGCTCCACCATCGTCTTCCATCTCAACTTCTATTTCACCAATTTCTTTTGGCTGTAATGCTCCGGGAAGTTCTAATTCTATTTCTGCTTCTAGGTCTTCCGGATCAAGTTGTGCTGGGACATTTCTGTCCATCAGACTAATTGGTGGTTTCGCCATTTAATTTTACCTCTGATAAATCATAAAGTTCGGTTATCTCTTCTTTGTCAGTATTAACGAAGACAGGTGTTTTATCCCCGACCCACGCACCAACGACATTATATTCCATAAACTCTTCTGCTTCTTCATACGTCATCTTATCACGTTTCACAAGCACTTCGCAACATTTCTGATAATCATACACTAACAGATCAGGTTGACCGCACCTTCGGCCAACACCTAAAACTGCTTCGTCAAACCCATCTGCTTTTAATAATTGTTCTTCATCCATGTTTATCTCTCCGGTAACATATTTGTAAAATTTTCTGCAAAAAATTTAGCTTGATCTTCAGAATCAAACTCTAAATATTCTCCTTCTCTAAAAGCCCTGTTGCTTGCGGCTTGAGGTCTTAGCTGGGTCAATAC